ATTTTTTTTCGTAATGCCATTATATGCTAGAGAATAAATGAGCGAATTTGAAACAAATAGAGAGACACGATATCCAGAGTTAATACCTGGAACGGTAGGTGAGTTCATACGTCAGCTAGATAAAGCTGTGCCAGAAATATCAATATCAGAACCAATTACAGAGCTGAACAGAGACTCCCTTAATTGGCAACTAGCAAGAAGAAGCATTGTCGATGAAATTGTCTTTCTTGCAAAAAAACAAGGAATTTTATGAAAGCATTTCAAGCATACAAAAACAGACTGGCCAGCATCGCTATACCTCAAGCTCCGTACACATCAAACACTAGGCCAGTCTATTCAGAAACAATTTCGTACGAGCAAGGTAAATCCAATGCACTTGCCAATCGTGCAAATAATAGCCTTAGTCCATACAATGGTAACACAATTCCTCTTTCGCAACTTAGGAAAGTTGCTAACGCATATGTAGGTACTTTTCAAAGAAGTGCTTTTGAGAGTGAGGCCAAGCAATTCTATGGTGACCAAGCTGATATTGCAACATATTTTAGTAAGCGCTCCGACAAGAATATTGGTTTTGATTCTCAAGGGAGATACGCTTTAGAGGCTGGCGCTCCACTTGGTGGAAACGCAAAGGGACCATTTGGATCAAAGCCTAAAACCAAAACACCACTTGACTTTCAAGGCAATATTGATTTTTCTAATTTTAAGTCGGAGCAGCTAGGAAACGCACCAAGCCTTGGTAGTGACATTAATGCTTACATCAGTAACTACACTTCTCTTGAAGCAACAAGACCGCTGACGCTACAAGAATCAAGAACAAGGGACACTTTGGTTTCCCTAAATACTGGTGGAACTAATGGCTCTTCTCAGATTCTTGCGCTTTCTGCTCAATCAACCGCCTCAATTGAAGCCGAGAACAAGGCTAGGCAATTAGAATTGACCGCAAGAAATAAGGCAGATGCAGAAAGATCTTCTGGAAATTATGCGCTAATACAAAGATCAATTGACAGAAATAAGACTAGGGTCCAAGCTAGAGAGTCCAGAAGTAGGACAAGCGTTGTTAATATGGCTAGCGAAAACACTGGCATTGGTATTCCAGTGCAAAGAACAAGAACGGGAACATAAGGAAACACTATGGCAAAAAAATCAGGAATGTATAAATCAACAAGCGGTCCAGGTCCAACGGTTATTCCAACTGGTGGCACTGGAACTGGCGGAAAAATTCCAAACAGCATAGATCCAGGAGATAGTGGTGGTGGTGGTGGCATTATTTATACTGGACCTGGAGATCTTAGCACTGGAGATCCAATTACAGATGGGGGTGGTGGCGGTGGCGGTTTGCTTAGTGGTGGATTTAGTTTGGCTGGACAATCTGCTAGCCCATTTCAATTTGGTGTGTATAATAATCAAAATACTGTTTATGGTGGAAGAAACCCAAACAAAAACAACAATCAGCAAATGGCTGGCCAAGCTGGTGCGAACCAAGGAAATAACCAGAATTTGGATTCCTCTTCGCAGGCAGGCAGTGGACAGATTAAATCGGTACTGTCTTCGGTTTTGGGCAGAACAGATAATCAATCAATGGCTGCAGCAGCTGCACTTATGCGTATGAATACTGGAATTTCAACTCCACTAAACTCAAGGCCAGCAGCAATTACAATTTCACAATCTGGTGTTACTTTGCAAAAAGCTGGAGATTCTGCTAGTCCATTTGGATCTAACCCAGGAATGTTCGCACCTAAATATCAGGCGCAAAAGACATGATTTTTGCCCAACTTAATCTAGCAGTCTTTATATTTGACGATATTGTTTGGATTGGGCTTATGATGGCTGCAACAACCGCTGCGTCTACTGCGTCAGCCGCTATGGCAGCACAACAACAAAGAAAAGCCATGGAAGCTCAGCAAAAATACGCAAACGACGCAAACGCTGCACAGCAAGAACAACTTGTTATTCAGCAACGAGCGCAAAGTGCTGCTGAGGCTGCTATGGCAGAAGGTCAAAACAAGGCACAAGAACAACAGATGCAAGAAATGACTAGCTCAACAGCTGCAAAACTCGGAAGATATAGATCTAGATCTACAAGAAACGCATTGACTATTGACCCAGCCACAGGGCTTCCATTAGAAGAAGACACGTCAAATATGTATGGTCTTGGAATATCAATTCCAACTCAATAAGTATGCAATCAAAGATATTTTATTTCAAGAAGAACGATCTTGCCACAAAGTTTTTGGCAAAGCCACTTTCTATAAAGATAAAAATAATCTGCAAACACCCCCGCATACTTTTATGGCTACTTGTTGGAGAGCTTATTACTGTTGTATCAATGTCAAGATTTAATCACTGCTCAATATCTGATGGAGAACACGTATTAGATTCGTCTTTCTTTTCATCAGAGATTGTCCCACTTGCAGAATTTATGTCTAGAGATATTTCTATTATAGAAACAACAGTTATTGACGGAATAGAAGTTGACGTGACTACGTATTTAGGCAGATCAAAACGAGGTCTTTTGTATGTGTTCTTTGTTCTGCTTTTTAGGTTTTTGTCGTTTGGGTTGATTGCAATTGGAAACAGTTGCGTTGATGATGTAAAAAAAGTGCTTGCAAATTCCAAAATAAATGTACCAAACAGAGTTTATTCACCAGATCAACTAGCCAAATACATGAACACAATAGGATACAAATCAAAATGAAGACGCCAAGTATGCCAGAATACAGGCCAACAAAGCAACAGTTGGATGACCAAAGAGCTGCTGCCATCGAACAACGTGATGCTCAGCTGTCAATGATGGAAAATTCTGACAAGTCAAATAGCAGAATGAGAAAACAATCGCTTGAAGACGCAATAATGAAAAACGCAATTAACAAGCGAAGAGGTAAGATGGCTTCCGCAGATAGCGCATCTGCAGCTCCTGGCATTCAAATCCCAACAAATCGCACTGGTACATGAAAAATAAAATCGCAGAAGAATTTAGTTCGCAAGACAGTGAGCGACAGCCAATCTTAGAAAGAGCTAGGCAATGCGCTGCTCTTACACGGCCTTGGATTCTTCCGCAAGTAGGGCAAAGCCAAACAAACAAGATGCCAGAGGTGTTTACTTCTCTTCCAGGAAGAGGAATTGCCAACCTAGAAGGTCGATTGCTTATGTCGCTGTACCCAGTTGGTACGCCGTTCTTTCGATTAGTTCCAGCTGCAAGAATTCGGTATAACAAATCCCAAGACCCAGCGCAAGTGCAAGCTTTTTCTCAAGCTCTTTCTTTGTACGAGCTTCTTGCTATGGCGAAGCTTGAGTCAGCTGACATTGGAAGCGCAGAGAATAGACGCCGTGGTGGATTTAGAAGTAGAAAGCGTCAAGCAATTACGCAGATCCTTGTTACTGGTGATTGCTTAGAGCAACTTACTGATGACTACAGGGTTCGTGTCTTTCGACGAGACCAATACACAACAGTGCGTGATTCGTCACAAGAAGTTATTAGCCACATCATTAAAGAAAAGGTTGATCCACTGTCCTTGCCAATTGAAATCATTACTAACTTTTTAAGTGATGAAGTATCTATGGCAATGGATAAGCCACACTCATCAAGAACTGTTGATATGTACACACGTTGCAAGTGGCAACCACAGAGCAGGGTTTGGATTATTGAACAACAAATCAACGGCAAGACCATTCAGATTAGTGAAGAGCCAGTTAGCCCATTTATCTGCACTCCATACGAACTTGTTCCAGGAGAGCATTATGGTCGAGGCTTTGTAGAAAGCAACCTTGGCGACATCAGGAGCCTTAACGAACTACACGAACGATTACTTGACTTTGCTGGAATGGCAAGCAAGTTTGTCCCATGCATTGACTATAACTCACAGGTTGTTTCGAGAGATTTAGCAAAACCAAGTGGGGAAGTGATCCAAGCAAGAGTTCTCGGTGGACAGGTGCAGGACATCGCATTCCTTTCTGTTAATAAGTCGCAAGACTTCCAAGTTGTCTATCAAACAGCAATGAGTAAAAGGCAGGATTTGGCTACGGCAATGCTTATGGAATCTGAGTCTGCACCTAAGG